AAAGCTTTTTATAACATCTGCGAACTTCTGTAAGGTGCTTTTATTCTTTGATTCTGTTTGTTCTATCCAAGCATCTAAATCCGTGTTTTCGTCATCGTATTCTCTCTCTTCTATTAACTCCCAAACATCACTCATCTCCTCGCCTTCTAAATTCTTAAGTATTTCATTACCCTCTGAATCGCTAAAGTCTTTGTTTAATTCTAAACCTGTCTCCTCTTCCTTTTGTTCCTCATCTTCTACACCCTCTAAATCAGTAAATTCTAAAGGCTTTAAAGTTTTAAAATATAGGTTTAATGTAATATCATTAAACGCAAGTATTTCGTCAAAGGCATCTGTAAGCATTTCTCTATAAGGTCTAATTACCATATTTTCAAACAAAATAAACGAATCTCTCAACTCATCAGCATTTGAACTAAAGCCATTTTGTGACGCTATACCAAATAAAAGAGGTGATGTTATTTGATGCCCTAACATTATCTTTCTTAAACAGGTTTCTGTCAAAGTATTGTAAAGGTCTGGAGCATCATTTACAGGCATAGAATCAACCGTTGTCTTACTATCTTGATTGTTATTGAATCTAATTATAACTTTCTCTCCTGTCGTGCCGGTTAATTGGTTTAATACCTTTGATTTAATTAACTGCTGCTGCTCCTCACTTGGCGAACCATTGTTAAAATTGATTACTGCTCGTGAACTGAATCCATTATTGACCTCATTAATTAGGTATTCAGATATTGACTCCTCTAAAGTGCAGTATGGTGTTGCTCCAACATAATCTGGTAAAGCGTAGTACTTTAATCCTACACTATATGGCTTAACCATATACAACTCTAAATCGTCATTTGAGCAACCAAAGGCACTAATTCTTTTTGGTGGATATTTCTTTATATCAGACCAGTCATCTGAATAATAGTAACCCTCGATTTTTCCCTCTTCATTGCACTTTTCGGCTCGTAAAAGTTGCACAGGTATATGATGTACCTCTGCTATTTTCTTTCTATCCTTTGTATAAATGACTTGCATAGCGCATTGACCTAACATTTTTAAGTCAGTACATAAATGCCTTACAGATTGTTTGCTAAATAGCGACATCATAGCAGCGTACTCAGACGGCTTTTTAGATGCGTTGGTAGCACTTAACCCCTTTCCGTAAATTAAACGGCTTACGTTGTTTATAATGGCGTTATTCGTGGTACTATTAGTATAACAATCTATCAAGAAAGAATAATAGTCATTACTTTGTCCAAATTCCACCCAATCTTCTCTTTTAGCTTCCTTGATAACTGGTTGCTCATAAGCTGCCAGTTCTAATATGTGAATGTCTTTACTCATAAATTATAAATTCATTGTTTGATGCCCTACTGGTGAACTCTCCGTTGTTTACAGAATAAGTTGCTACAGGTTGGTTAGTGCAAAAGATTCTATCCTTGTGTACTATATCTGTTCCGTTTTTTATTACAAGGTCATAGAAGTGATTTTGCTTAATATCAAAGATAGCACTAATTGTATCATAATAATCTCCATTCGTGTTTGCGTCTATTGTTACCTGTACCTCTGTATTCGTTTGGTCATCAGTAATGAATAAACCGTCATACGTTTGGCTTCTTGGTATGAAACTAAATGTTTGTTGTGTTGCTATCTCTTGTAATATAATCATCTCTATTATAATAACTAAAATAGCGTTTTTTTGTTTCTCTTTTGAAATGTAAGGACATAAAAAAAGGGAGCGCTAACTCCCTTGTCTTTGTTTGTGTTCGTTGTTATTTTAAATTGTTTGATTGGTCTTTATACCATATCATTGTTTTTCTTTCCGCATCGTAATCAAAACCATTTTCGATTTTAACAATAGCCATGTATCTATCTTGAACATTTACACCGCATTGTTGCATAACAAAAGAAACTTCGTTTTCGGTTAATTCTTTTTCATTTAAAAATTCAACCAATTCACACAATGAATTCATAAATCTTTTTGATGTGTATACGTTTCTTTTGTTGTTTAGGTTTTTACGGATGTGATTCACACTAATTCCGTTCTTTGTTTCGATGTTTTCAATGTTTTCAATTGTTGTCATAACTGTTTTTTTAAGTATTAATTAATTTGTTAATACAAATATAAAACCTTTTTTTGTTTATACAAATTATTTTGCAACTTTTTTTAATTTTTTTTTAAAGCAATAAAAAAGGCACTCCGAAAAGTGCCTCTTGTTATGAAAGGAATATAAGAAAGAATCTTAGTTAGATACTATAGTCGCATCATCAGTTCCATTGTTAAAGACTGCATCAAGACCTGTCGTTGGGTCTTCTTCTTTGTTACAATCAATGAATAGTGGTGGTAACTCCTCTTCAGCAGTAAAGGTCAATTGGTAGCCGTTGAAATCACCTAAGGCAGCTCCTGTCCCAATAGTACCAGCACTTACGTCGCATCCTTGAGCAAATCCAAGTAAGAAAAATTGGTCTGTCATTGACCTTGCTACAATTCTTGGTCTGCCATAAGAAAGTAGCTTCACTTGCTTATGTGTTACAACGTCTTGACGCTTCAAATTAACAACCAATTCTTGAGTAAAGAATGTTGTACCATTATCTCTCGAAGCGTTAATAGTTGTGTTTAAGGCATTAGCCGTTGATTTTAATTCGTATTTGTAAATATTCAAAGCAGTTGCAGTATCTACAGGTATCCAAGTGTCCAGTTGGTCTTCTTGGTCTGTTGTAGTATCAAAAACTGCTGAATCTTCGTTTAAATCGTCAAAGTTGATTATATAGATTGCCTTTAATCCGCTTACCGAATCCTTGCACTCCTCTACTCTGCCGTGACTTATTTCGCAAGACATATTTTAAAGTTTTTAATGTTTATAATAAAGAGGGTTTTTACACCCTCTCGTTAATTTATCTTCTATTAGTTAGCAGCGTTTGTGATTCCGTAAGTTACGATATCGTCAACGATTGCGTACTGCGCTCCACAAGCCATTCTCATAATTACTCGGCAATTATTTGAACCATCAAGGTCGCTCATATCTAAAAGCTTAACTTCTTGTAGGTCTGAATTTAGAGAGCATCCAAAGAACAAGTTTGACTTCTGTGCTGCAATAGCAGTTCCGTCAGCCAAGCCATTTGCTACAAAGATTTTAACTCCGTCAAAAGCTAAATCTTGTCCCATACCATACCAAAGTGTTCCTTTATTGTCAACACCATTAGCACCAGCGTTATTAGCAATAGAACCAAATCCACCCAAAGCACGAACATAAGCACGAGCCATATCTTGTGAAAGATAGATGAATAAATCCTCACGACCATAAACGCTTGTAGGAATTGCATCTACAATTTTTCCAAGCTCGTCTATAATTGTAGTCGCAGATGCTGCTACTCCAGCGATTTCTTGTGCTGCTGGTAGACCAGCATCTAAAGCTACTTGAGTAACGATTCCATCGTACTCTCCACTTGTTGATGAATCTCCTCTCCAGAAATTAACTTCATTTCTTGCAGCTACTTTGTCTGCTACATATCCGATTAAGTAATCTTCAAAAGATTTAGGTAATACATCAAAAGATGAATACCCTTGCTCGATTCCTTGCCACGTATTGTGGAAGTCAAGCTTACAAACTTCAAGGTTTACTTGTAGGTCTTTAACCTCAAGTACACGCTCTGTCAATGTAAGAGCATCATCAGTTCTTGTAAAGTCGCAAGATGCGTCAGAAAGAACGTCAGTTAATGCCATTTTTTGCATTACTTGTTTGAATTTAATGTTAGGTAGAATCTCTACTCCACCCTTTTCGATAGTTGGTGCGCTCAAAAGAGCAGCAGCCACGTACTTCCCAGCAAATTCTCCTGCATAGGTTGTAGTTATTGATGTGATTGAACCACTTGTTGCCATAATAATATAATTTATTTATTTAATTTTTCAAATATTGAATCCATTGTAGAACGCTTTCTTTTAGAGCTAAACTTAAATACCTCTTTTTGTTCTACATTCTCTGGATTGTGTGTAATTGGCTTTGTTGCTGCCTCTACTTCTTCCGTTTTTTCGTCAGATAATTCAACAACTTCCTCTTTATTTTCTACTTCGTTAGTAGTTTCCTCAGTTTTGTTTTTAGATAACAATTCAACTTCTGCTTTAAGGTCTTCGTTTTCTTTTTTCAAAGCCTCAATTTCAGTAAAGAATGTTTCTTTAACAATTGATTCAACTGTTTTCTTTACAGGTTTATCATCTGCCATTTCCTCCTCAACAACTTCCTCTTCTTCTTTAACCTCTTCCTCTACCTTTTCTTCTTCTGCCTCTTCTGCTTCTTTAATTTCAGATATGATGCCCTCTTCTTTTACAATTAGCATCATTCCATCTTCAAGTTTGTATTCTCCAACAGGCAAAGCAATTTTCTGCTCATCTTCTGTTACAATAAAAATCTCTGCTTCTGCCTCAAAAGCATCTGCCTCAACAACTGTAACCCCGTCATCTAATTTACGTTGTTCAAGTTTAACTTCCATTCCTAAAAGTTCTCTTACTTTATTCAAAACTGTGTTTGTGTTCATTTTAATTTATTTATAGTTACCTACTATAATAACTAAATATTAATATATCTGTTTCATTTTTGCCCTGTAATGCTTGTTAATTAGCGTTTTGGCAATCTGTACAGTCAGAATACAAACTTGCTGAATTAATATGTAACCCCCCACTATTAATCGTGCTTAAAACCGTATAACATCCATCATAATTTGAATTATGAAACCTTAAATAATATACTGCTCCAATATCTAAAGTGCCTTCGTGAATATGTATGTTTCTTTCTACACTTGAGCTACAATGTTGTATCTTATATTTTGATGCTCCCACCTCTACTTGTTCGCCAGTAATGTTACCTATGCCTTGCGCCCATAAGCCACCATCACAACAATCTTGCGAGTATGTTCCATCTTTGCATAGACAAGCACGTTTACCTCCTAATCTTCCAGTTCTACTTGTTTTCATATTTTAAAAGGTCTTTTAGCGCTTGTATCGTTTTGGCTTTGTGGTCTGCTTCTTTGCTCATCTCATATCGGTCTGCAAAATATCCTTCTATACTGAAGCCTTTAACCTCTCCAGATTTGGCTTTAGCATATAGTTCGTCATCATCTATTTTAGCCGATACCATCCAAGTGCCTACAGGAACATCCATACCATAAAGTGCAGTCTTGTCCTTGTCCGTGTTTTCCACAATCCAACTCTCTACTATAGTGACTCCTTTAACCTTGTCTTTATGCTCAAAGGTTGCATTTTGATGGTTAGACTTTTTAAAGAATAATTCTGAAGCTTGGCGAACTGTGTTTTTAGAAAAGTAAATATAGTACTCTTCATTCTGCTCATTACGTCTATATATGCTCTTATCTGGTATCAAAGCTGCTCCCATAAGAATACGCTTTTCAGCGTCTATCTCTTTGAGTTGTAATTCGTGTTTGTTTAAAGCAACGAAGTTACTTTCTATCGCTGGTTGCTCTACTAATGAAATCGCTTCTATTCCACTACTCTCGTCATTTTCGTCTATAATTAATTCTATTATCTTCATACTATAATAACTAAATTTATATTAAAGTGTTGCATTTTCTACTCTATTTCTATCAAGTGCCTGGCTTGTTGTTACCTCTCCACTAACTACATAAGCCTGTGTTGGTTGTTGTTGTAATTGTGCAAGTTGATTTATTCCACTATCACCGACCACATTAAATTGAGGCGGTGTCGCTTCAATAGAACTTGGTGGAGCATCTACACTATCGCCACCACCACCTTCAAATTGTGTCTTTGCAATAGTTGCTATTTGTGCTGCTCCTGTTGCTGCTGCCAATACTGCACCTGGCAAACCTGCTGGAATACCTAAACCTCCAACGGCTGGATTTATAGCTGCTGAAATTGCACCAGCCGTATTAATTATTGCCTGTGTAATACCTATTGCTTTATTAATTTTAAACGCTCTTTTTTGTGCCTCTTCACTTTCTCCAGCAAAGGCAGTAGTCAAATCACTTATAGCACCTAAAGCGTCATTAGCAAATTTAACTTTTGTTTGCTGAGTATCTAAAGCATCCTTTTTAGTTTTTTCATCTAAAGCCTTTTGGTTTTTATATGCTTCCTCTTGGTATTTAAGATTAATATTATTCTCCTCATTTAATCTTGCTATCTCTATTTCATTCAATGCATCTGCATTACCTTTAGCTGCCTCTTGTAGTGCAAAGTATTTATCTTGAACTGCTAATAATTCTCTCTCTTGGTCTGATAATGTATTTTGATAGTTCTGTTCAGCTAAGTTTTCAATAGTTTGTAAGAAGTCATTATTTAGCTTTTCAATATTTGCTAATCTTTTCTTCTCTCTATCCTCATCAATTTTAGCATATTTATCTCTTATCTTTTGTTCTGCTTCGCCCTCTTGCTCTGCATATAATTCTAATAATCTAATACGTTCTTTACTCGTTATCTTCGTGTTTTTCTCCGTATCTTCTTTTATACGTCTAAACTTATCTCTATTTATTTCTAAATCCTTTTCAATTCCATCTTCCAAAAGTGAGTTTTCTAAGTCCTCAATTTTACGTGCTATATTCTCACGTTCTTTAGCGTAATCTTTATAGCTTTTAGCCTTTTCTTTGTTGTTGGTTTTAACATTAACAAGTAACTGATTTTCTTGGTCTTTTATTGTTTCATTAAGTTCTAATAATTCCTTTTTAATCTTATCTAATTCACCTGTAGCCTCTCCAGTTACTTTGGCGTATGTTTCAAACAGTTCTATAGTTGCCATCATAGCCTTAGATTCTTGCTTTTGAATTGCTATAGAGTCAGCTATTTTCTGTTGCCTTAAAGCAAAACTACTCTTACCCTCTGCTTCAAGCATAGCTATCTCTCTATCAAACTGCCTTTGCCTTGCTTCAAACCTTGCCTTTTGCGCTTCATTCTCCTCCTCTATTCTTTTCATATTGGCTTGATACCTCTCCTCTTTAGCTTTCTCCTCTTCGCTCTCAATTATACCTAAAGCCTGTAATCCTTTTTTAACTAAATCTATAGCTACAATTAACGGTAGTAATGGTATCATCAATAATTTTACACCAGCACCAGCACTTTTAAATTTATCAGTAACACCACCCAAAGCATTTTTGACCTTATCAAAATTGGCAACCAGTAAACCAATACCAACAATAATAGCTCCAATTCCTGTGGATATTAATGCTATTCTAAATAGTTTTAAAGCACCAGATGTTGTTCCGACTACTGCCGAATACGCACCTGTGGCTAATGTTAAAGCCTTTGTTTTAGCACTTTTTAAAGTAAGCATTAAGGCACTTTCCTTTTCTAATGCCGTAGCCACTTGATTAACGCTATTCATTAAGGTTTGTGCAGCCGTTAATTTAACAAGTGTTTCCCTAAACTTTTCGCTCTCTACACCACTCAAAGC